CCGTTTTTGGCCTAAAAACGCGGTTTTCGTGCATGTCGACGCCTGTGGCACTCTGAGCACAACGAAACCACGTTGTTCCAATCGTACATGAGGTCAGGTCGCACTGCCCTCTCGATCAGGTGATGCACTTCTTGAGCTACAGCACCACAGTCGAGACATGTGGGATGCTGCATGAGCTGAACCCGTCTGAACTTCGGCCACTTGTACCGGTTGATCCCACCGAGGCGCACCGCCTTGCTGTAGTCGAGTGTGCTCTTGGTCCTGATCCTGTGCTCAAATCGGCTCGGCATGGGTCTGCTCGGTGAACTGGTTCCGCCTGCGTTCGACTTCCGCTCGGGCATTCGCAGCTGCCTTGCTGTCCTCCACCCAATCGGACAGCGTCTGGATGACCAGCCACTCCATCCGGTTGCCTCGGTGGAAGATGATCCACGGACGGCCCTTCGAGTCGACCTCGACCTGTTCGAGCCATTCCCTGAGCCGTACGCGCTCTGTGCGCTTCACCTCCACATGGGGGTCGAAGTTCACCACGACGAGGTCTGCCGCGTCTCCTGTGTTGCCGCAGTACTGGACGGATCGTCTGGTCAGGAACCCGAGCCTGTTCAGCTCGAACGCCAGTTCCAGTTCTCCACGCGCTCCCTTGCTTCTGCTATTCATGGTTTAGAGCCTCTAGGGGGGGCTTGACATGGGGGTTTTCCATCGTTACGCTCAGGCCGCGCGTCAGCTTAGCGGCCGCGCAGAGCGTAACGGAAAAGAAACCCCTTGTCACTTGCGACGAGGGGTTTTCGTTTCTGAGCCTGACAGGTCCTCCGGGTCAAGATCGTACACGACCTCGATCCTCGGACCATCGACGGAAAGCACCTTCGGGGTCGGAGACTTGAAGCTGCGGCACTTCGCGCGCATGACGACGTGGTTGGCCTCCTCGTGCTGGATGAACACGGCATGCGAGTCGGTCGCGCGTCCGATGGCCCCTGCTCCGGCCCCGACGTCCATGTCGGCCTTGCCGCTTTGGGTGCCCTTCGCGGCGTGGTGCACGACCATGATCGCGGCATCGGCGTAGTCGGCGAGCGCGTCGAGCACGTTGTAGAGCTGGGTCATGTCGCTGTTCGAGTTCTCCTCGGCGCCCTTCGGGATGAACCGGTAGAGCGCGTCCAGGACGATCAGCCCGTAGGTCCCTCGAGGCCTCGAGCGGATGGTCGCCTCGAGGTCCTGCAGGGTCGCGCGCTTGCCGCGCATCCACGCGGCGTCGAGGCGCTCGGCAACGAGCCCTCGGGGGACGCGCGCGGCGCTCATCGCCTTGTGCAGGCGGTTCAGGCCCGTCTCCCGGTGCAGCTCGTTGTCGACGAGCAGGACCCGGTGCTGCTCGCACATGTGGTCGCACCAGTTCCCGCCGGTGATCACCTGGGCGATCACGCTGTACGCCATCCACGTCTTGCCCGTCTTCGGCGAGGCGATCCAGTTCAGGACCTCCCCGCGCCTGACGAGCCCATGCACGACGGGCGGCCTGAGGGGTATCTCGAACTCCCCGAGCTCGACGGGCTCGATGGGAAATGCGGTCGGCGCTTCCATGCGGCTGTCCTCCGTAAAAAGCCGAACCCCCCGGCGGGTGCTCCGGGGGGCTCGGCCATCAAGGGGAAAGGATCAGAACGGTATCTCGTCGGCGACCGGAGCAGGCATGGGACGGGCGCCCTCGATGCGCTCCCACGCGTGACAGGTCAGGAACTCGCCCTTGTCGGTGCGTTTCACGGTCAGCTGGAGCCGCGCGCCGTCGCCCTTGACAAGCGGGCAGTCCCGCGCGGCGTCGAGGTCCCACATGGACGAGTAGGCGACCTCCCCCTCGGTGAACTTGCCGCCCATCAGCCCGTCCTGCCTCGGCCAGACCTTCAGGCCAATCCGCCGGTGCTCCTTGCCGCTCGGCGAGAACCGCATCTCGCTGTAGGTGATGTCGCCTTCCACCCAGACCGCGTCTGAGGGCGCTACGAGCCCGCCTGAGGCGATCTTCGGCTTCGGACGGGTGTCGGGAGGGGTCGCGCCCAAGAGCCTCCTGAGGCGATTGGCGAGACTTTCCAATTCCGCCGTGATCTTGAACAGTTCTTCCTGCATGGCTATCTCCTCTGCTCCCGTGTGGGAGCGGCAATGACCTCGGCGTCGTCGTCGACGTCGCCGACCACGTTGGTGAGCGCGCAGAGCACATACCTACGCAGGTAGGTGATCGCCGCCCCCAGTTTCTGAATGTTGGCCTCGACCGGCCAAGGCGTCTCCCACGTCATCGATTCGCCGGAAGCGTGGACGAGCGTCGTCTGGAGCACGAGGTACAGCGCGCTCTCGCGCTTCTCGACGCGCGGCACCATGATGACGGACAGGCCGTGCTTCGCAAGCACCGGCCGCACGGTGTCGACCACGCTCTGGAGCGTCGCGTACGGCTGGTTGAAATGGCTGTTCTGGCGGTCAGCCAGTGGGTTCTTCAGTTCCGCCGCCGCCGCCGCCAGCGCCTTGTACAGGTTCTGCATTGATCCTCCGAATCTCACCGATGATCTGGCCGACGCGGGTCGGGGTAACCCCAAGCACCGCCGCGACCTCGTGCTTCAGGTACCCGGCCGCGAGCAGCTCGCAGATGAGCCGCTGCCGTCCGGTCCTGACCCGCAGCTGCAGCTCGAACCGCTCGACGGGTCGCGCCTCGACCGAGTAGGGCAAAGCCACCATACGCCGCCGTCGGGTCCGTCCTTGGTCTCGCCGGTAGGCGTCGATGACGTCGAACCAGACGATGCGCTTGTACCAGGGCTCGACGTGCAGGGATTGCATGGCGAGGTCGTGCGCGTCCTTGCCGTCGACACTGCTTCGGCCAAGACGGCGTAGCCCCGTCTTCGCGACCTTGAGCGCGATCCTGTACCGCGCCTCATCCACAGCGCTCCGGTTGCAGGGTCGCCCGGATGCCCTCGATGCACTCGCGCTCGATCCTCAGTTCCTCCAGCAGCAGGGTCACGCGCTTCTGCTCGTTCGCGATCACTTCCTTCTGGCGGTCAAGGTACCACCGGAGGTTCCGGATCGTGCACGCGGCGTCCTGAAGCAGCAGCTTGCTGTGTTGGTCCGGGATCGTCCGCGCCCACGCCTCAAGCTCCGGGATGATGTTGCACTTCCCGACCGGCGGAATCCAGTTCCGCTCGAACGGATCGTCGTGGCGGGGCTCAAGGCCTTCGCGCTCCTGCTGCTGGGTGTAGGTTTCACCGGCTGCCATCGTCGGCCCCCTTGAAGCAGCTCCAGCCGACCGTTGTGCTGGTCGGCGCGCCAAGGCAAACGCTTGAACGTAGGAGGCGTGCTTCGGCGCGCGCTTCGTCGCGCTGTGCGCGCAACTGTCCGGCTTCTCCGGATAGTTCGCGCAGCCGTTCGATCTCGTCGGCGGCATCATCGATCACGGTGCGGATCCCACTCACGCAGCGATGACGGCGCAGCCGCGCCACGATGTCATCGGTCACGCTTCACCTCCTCGTGGTCGAACCAGAGAACGGAAACGCACGCGATGCCGGCGAACACCATTGCGGCGCCGGCCATGATCCAAGCGGCGATCATGCGCGCACCTCCAGCTTCGTCTTGTAGACGGCGTCCTCGAGCGCCTTCACCGCGATGTAGGCCTCGACGCCGCGGCGCACGACCTCCATCCGGCTGATCTTCTCGGCGGCGGCCACGGCGGTCACCACCCGGTAGGTGTCGTCGGTGAGCCCCACGGCCCGTGTCTTCTTGTCTTCTGCTGTCATGCTGTACCTCCAGTTAGATGGTGTCTAACTATCGGTTAGGCGTCAAGGGGGGCTTGAGCCTCATTTGCAAAAGGCACGGAGTCATTCAGACTTTGCCGCCGCTTCGCGCAGCCGCAGTCCCCGCCGGTGACCTTCTTCACGACCGTCGCCACCCCGGTCGCCCTTGCCACCCGGTGGATCGTGTCGCCGAGCCCCCGGTCGGGGCCCTCGTAGTGCTCGCACCGGCGGCAGATGCCCGCGCTCGGCCGGTCGCCGTACAGCGGCAGCGCCAAGGCGCTCGTGCAGCGGCCGTCGACCATGTGGGCGCACTTCATCCAATCTCCAGCGACCAGCCGCCGTTGACGATGCCGGTCCAGACGCAAGGCGACGCGCAGACGCCGTACGCAGTCGCGCCCGTCCACTCGTCCTCGACGCCGTAGCACGGTCCCGCCGACGGGTCGACCGTCGAGCTGCACGCCGACGCAGTCGGCTCGCGACCGAACGCCTGCTGCGGCGAAGCGAACGGCGTTGCCGAGCATCCGAGAAAGCACGGGTCAGGCGGGTCCTGCTCGGTCCATTCCTCGATCTTGTGAAGCGCGAAGTTGCCCCAGTTCACTCGGTTGTGGACGCACGGGATGCAGTTCAGGTCTTCGGCGATGTCCGTGCCAATTGGCGGGCTGACGCACCGGACGCTGCTGGCTCCGTACGCGTCGTCGGCCATCTCCGTCGTAAACAGGTTCGCCGGGTTCTTCAGCTTCGCGATCTTGATGAACGTGGCGCCGCCCACCGCGATGCCGTTCGCCTGCGAGAGGGACACGCTGCAGCCCGGCGGCGTGTCCTCAACGAGGAACTCGTGCGACATCACGGCCGGAAAGTCGCATATCTGCAGCGCGATCACCCAGTACGCCGGGCCGGTGATCGTCCGCGCGCAGCCAGCCGGAGCCTCGGCGCCGACGCAGTGCATCGTCAGGCAGAACGGAACGCCCTCCGTCACGCGCGTGTACGACATGTCCTGAAGGTCGTAGCTGGTGTCCTGGCAGCAGTACGAGCCCTCCTCGATCTGGATGCTGGTCGAGATGGTCAGCTCGCCGCGCGCCTCGTACTTGCAAGAACTGCCGCTGCCGCACCGCGTCAGGGTCGCCGTCAGGACCTGCGAGAACGAGACATCCACCGAGTAGCCCATCATCGTCGTGCGCGTCACGCCGCCAAAGCACGCGCAGTCGAGGTCCTTCAGCGGAACCCGGTGCTCGTAGTGCCATGTGCCCGTGATGTCCGACAGCGAGTACGACGTCGCGTAAATGCAGCTGTCGTCGCAGTCGCCGCCGGGGACGTCCGGCAGGCAGCAGCAGCCGAGACGGTTCGTGCTCATTCCTTCGGCTCGGCCTTCTTCTTCGCGATCTTCGGCTGCGGCAGCATGAGCCCCACCGCGCCGGTGAGCGCGCCGAAGAGCAGCCCGCCGTACGGGATGCCCTCGGACGCGGTCCCCGCGATGGACAGGCCCACGCTCGTCCACTGGTGGATGAACGCGTACCGCTCCTCGGCCTTCTCGATGGACGCGACGAACGCCGCATCGGTGCGCGCGGCCCACTCGGTCCACTCGGCGTAGGCCGTCTCGGCCTCCGAGAGCATGAGCGGCGGCTCGACGTCCAGCACCTCGATCACGTCCTTGGGCGCCTTCACCTCGATGTGCTCGCGGAAGTCGCAGCCCTGCGCCACGAGCACGACCGCGATGAGCGTGCCGCCGAAGATCGCCATGGCCTTGTCGCGCTTATTCATCGCCGTCCCTCCGTGCTAGCTGCAGGCTGATCGCCTGCAGATGGTTCCTGATCTCGTGGATGTGCCGCTCGTGCCGCTCAAGGCTGTCCTTGACGCGGATGTCCTCGTTCGACAGGCGCTCTTCGATCTTCGCGAGCCGCGAGATGATCGAGAAGCAGAACCCGAACAGCGGACCCAGAAGGGTCACGCTCGCGATTGCGTACGGGAGAATCTGCTCAAGGCTCATCGAGTACTTCCTTCCTGCGCGCGTCCGTCAGCACGCCGACCGAGACGAGGTAGTGCATGCCCGCGAGCGTGATCGGGTCCCCGGCGTCGACCTCCTGCGCAGCCTGGGCGAGCTGCAGGAAGTCGGCGAGCACGGGATCGGCCGCGGCGCCCGCTCGGAACGACGCGCGTTCCGCGGGCGTGAACCGCAGCAGGAACTGGTACGCCGTCCACTTGGGACGCCGGAACCCCCAACCGTCGAAGATGTCGCCGACCACGGTGTCGTCGCCCGCGGGGATCGTGCTGGCCGGGCGGGCGTCCGCTTCCTCGATGAGGTGGACGCGCTTCGATTCGTCGATGTGGGCCCATCTCATGACGCCGCGCACCTCGTGAAGTCCTGCGAGAAGTCGACGTAGTCGACGTACATGTTGCGCGCCGTGGTGCCGAGCCCCTTGCGGATGCCGACGCACACGCCCGTTTGGTCTGCCGCTCCGCTCGCGATGTTCGTCGTGATCGTCGCGACCAGCGCCTCGTCGATGTAGAACTTGGCCTCGGTCGCGCCCGCGTTGATCTCGATCCGCAGGCAGTACCACGTCGACGCGGCGACGGTGATGCCCGTGTCCGCCGTCGTGTTCGCGCCGCTCGTGTTGCTCGCCGTGATCGCCTGCCACTTGCCGGCGTTCAGGTTGTCGCGGTAGATGAACGCCGCGCCGTCGACCGGCGTCGAGCCGGATGCAATGTTGTCGTGCAGCCCGCAGATCAGGTTGTATCGGTTCGTCGCGTCCGACAGGCTCGACGGCGTCCGGACCATCATCTCGAGAACGACCGCGCCCGCGCCGAGCTCGATGCAGTCGAAGGTCGGCGTCGCAATCGCCGCGCGTCCCGTCGTGGTCGTGCCGGTGGTGCAGTTTCCGATGCCGACGTGGTACAGGCTGTGGATCGCCGCGTCGTTGAAGGTCACCGCCGCGCCTGTTCCGGACACGCTCGTCGTGTAGTCGTCCGCCGTCGTGCACTCGGTCGACAGCCACACGCGGCGCTGCGGCTTGAACCGCCACGCGATGGTCGGCTCGGTCCACGTGATGTGGTCGCTGCCGACGACGTCCGCGAGCGGGTTGTCCGAGCACTGGCCCGTGATCGCCTGGGTGTTGACGATCAGCCAGATGAACGAGCCGTCCGTGCGCCGGTGCGGCACGCACTCGACGTAGGTGCCGTTCGGAATCTGCACCGGGAAGAACCCGCCGGGAAGGTCCGCCGGGGGCACGCCGTAGCTGTAGGACGAGGCCGCGACGTTCGAGAGCTCGGAGACGCTGATCGCCTCCATGCTGACCGCCTCGTCCTCCTGCGGGACGTAGGACGACGTCGAGCCGACCGCCGCGAGACGCACCGTGTAGAGCCAGCGGTAGCCAGCGGTTCCGATCTGCGTCGCGCTGATCACCTTCATCAGCGTCGCCTCGCGCGGCGCGACGTCGGGCTGCGACCGGAGGAACCGCTCGACCTCGTCCGCGCGGGAGATGGCCTGACGCATGCTCATGCGTAGTACCTTCCGTTCTCGCACATGTAGCGCCAGACGCCGCCCTGCTCGGACGAGCCGAAGATGTCGTTGAACGCCGCGCCGGTGCGGACGGGCCGCTGCCACTTGACCACGGACGGACCGCTTGCGCCGCCCTTCGGTCGGCCGTCAGAGGCCATCTCGGGAACCTGCACGTTCTCAAAGTACTCGTCGTACTCGTATTCCAGCGAGGCCTCGAAGTACTCGTACTCGACGTGCGACACAGCGCCGCCGGTGCATACGAGCTTGCCCGCCGTGAACCCCATGAAGGTGTCGGTGTTCCGCTTGCCCGCGAAGCTGCTGATGTTCGACGCAGCCGCAACGATGTCCTGGGTCTCCGAGTCGATCAGGATGCGGATTCGCAGCTTGACGGTCGCGACGGTCGCCTTGATCGGCGTGATGCCCGAGACGACGGCCGTGCCGCCGATGTCGCTCGCGCTGACGTTGACCGTCGCGCTCGGCGCCGTCGGATTCACGCGCCAGACGTTGATTTCCTTCGTGCCGATGCTGAAGGTCGCGCGCGCCGGAAGGTATGGCGCGTCCGTCGCGTCGGACACCGTGCCGCCCACGTTCTTCTTGACGTCCTTCGAGTAGAAGTACATGGTGTCGTAGGTCGCCACGACGTCCATGTGCTGCGCAATTGGCGTTGCCTGCAGCGAACGGCAGAGCGCCGTCTCCTGCCAAGTCGCCGAGCCGGTGCCGGGAGCCGGGTACGCCTGACCGACCACCGGCACCGCCTGATACGGCGTCGTCTGGTACTGACCGTCCTGCAGCGCGTACGGAAGAACGAGCCCGGCGCCGCTCGGCTGGTCGGGATTCGGAACGTCGTCCGCGTCGATGCATCGATACCGCTCGACGATGGTCGACTTGTCGAAGAACGCGCCTTGCGAAACCTGACAGTCGACGATAAATGAAGCGATGTAGAAGGCCATGATTCAGTCCACGAGCTGCAGGAGCTGGTCGAGCGTCCCGGTGTCCTTCGTGATGCGCGAGCGCGCGGTTACGGCCGACTGATCGCTCAGCCACTGCTGCGCTTGCCTAACGTAGTCGAGGTCCTGCTGGTATGCGGCGGGATTTGGAGACGTCGCCATCTCGCGCTCGATACCCGCTTCCTGCCACGACTTGCCGCCGAGGATCGCGCCCCAGAAGGCGAACGCCTCCTTCATGGTGTCGCCGCCGCCGACGCCGATTTCCTGCTGAACCCATTCTCCGACGCCTCCGAGGCGCCCTTGCTTGTCGGACATCGCTGCCCAGAAGGTATCCATCCATCCCTTCTGGGATGCAGCGGCGCGTTGCGCCTCGTCTGCGCCCTCGGCGAGACGCCGGGCGAACGTCTCGGTGACGCCCGTCGCGTTGTAGATGTTCTTGGTGAAATCCTTCTCGTAGTCCTCGATGGCCTTGCGAGCGCGGTCCGTCGCGTCCGCGAACGACTCGACCACGAACCCGCCGAGCTTGAACGGCGCCATGAACGCCGCGCCGACGCCTGCGAGCGCGATGGCGCCTGCGCCCGCCGCGCCGCCGAGCGAGCCCAGCGCGCCGACCTTGCCGATGCCGCCGCCGAGGAACGCCGCGCCCTTGCCGCCGATGTTCTGGAGCTTCTGCCGCGCCTCGCGCAGGCCGCGCTCCATCGTCTTCGCGTTGACCGCGACGTCTACGTTGAGTGTCTGCAGCTTCATCGGACAGCCCCCTGCGCGCGAGCGGCTCGCGCAAGCTCGTTCTTACGACGTTCGACCTCGTCCTTGATGAGCGGCAGCAGCATGCCGACCATTGAGGCGCCGCTGCGCGTCAGTGGCATCGTCCCCCGGTAGAACACGCCTCGACCTCGGTGATAGCGGCCGAGGCGCCACCCCTTGCCCTTGCCCTGCCCAAACAGGCTTTCACGCTTGCGCCGCACCTCGCGCTGCTTCTCCGACATCGACCACGACGGCGACCACTGGTGGAAACCGAGCTCGGTGAAATGCGCGCGCCAGCCGCCATCGGTGTCGTAGATGGCGCGCCTTGCTCGACCCTTGATCTCGCCGATATCGCCGTAGGACATCCGGCCGTGCCCGACCGCAGCCCACATGATGCGGCCCCGGTCGTACGCCTTCACCTTGACGCGAAGGGATCGCGCCACAGCGCCGGTCTTCTTCACGGTCGCCGCCGCGGCACGCTGCTGCACGCCCTTGCCCCACCGGCGCAACGCGTTACGGACGCACTTGTCTTGGATAGCGGCGGGCCAGCCTTCCAGCGTTTCCGTCAGGATTTGCATCTGACGCGGGTTTGCGTGCATGGTCAGGCTTACGGATTGCATCGAGCTTCCTTCGGATCGCCTTCAGGTCGGGGATGTCCAGCTGCACGTTGAGGTACGCGACGGGCGTCTCCCACGGTGCTCCGGACCACTTGCCGCGCGTGAGCACCGCCCGCGCGGCCTTCCCTAGGAACGGCCTTCGGCGTACAGCCCCTCGATCTCGGCCACGAGCTTTGCGCCCAGGGCGACCGGACACTGCCGCGCCGCCTCGAGGTCGGCGAACACCGGCACGCCCGACTCGTTGAGGACGTGCATCCGGAGGAGCGTCGGGTTCGCGTCCTTCGGCGTCTTCTCGTTGACGTCGAGCGCCTCGGCGAGGTCGGCGACCGTAGGACGCCGAAGCAGCAGCCGGACGCCGGACACCTCGACGGGCTTGTGCTCGAGCCGCAGAATGGACAGGAGGTCGGACATCAGGCCTCCGTCATGGCCGAGCAGGCGCGGAAGGTCGCCGTGATCTTCACCACGTCGTTGAGCACCGACGCCACGTCGATGGATTCGACCATGGCGTCGGCGAAGCTGTAGACCTCGGACGTGTGCGCCGTGAACGCGAGCGCCTTCTTGGTGCTGCCCGCGATCAGGTCGGCCACGATGGTCGACTGCGACGCCGTGTCGCCGTCCATGTAGCCCTGCACGGTGATCGTCGCCTCGCTCTGCCCGTAGATGTAGTTCTTGAAGCCGTTGCCGAGCTCGGTGATCTCGATGGGCGTGCGGCTGTAGTTCAAGCTGATGTCAAACACGCCGTTGATGGCGGTGCCGCCGTAGGTAATGCTGCTGGTGCTCGTCGCGTAGATCGCCATCTCAGGGCTCCGTGTAGTAGATGTCGTATTCGTGGGTGATCACGGCAGGCTGCGCCTCGTCGCCGTCGGCGACCACGGGTTCCTGCACGTTGTAGGACTGGAAGACGGTCGCGCCGAACACGAACTGGTTGTAGGTTCCGGGCGCGACGCACTGGCGCACCTCGTCGGCCAGCTCGGTCGCCTCGTTCACCGTCTCATGCACCAGATGGACCGTCAGCCGAATGCGCTTCTGCGTGCCTCCGAGCGTCATGTTCTGCATGTCGGCGACGGTAAACACCACCGCAGGCAGAACGCCAGCCGTCAGCTCGGGCCGGAAACCGTAGGTGAAGCGCGCGTTCGGGATCGAAGACAGCGCCGTGGCGTCCTTCAGCATCGTCCGGATGGCCTGCTCGACGTGCGCCATCAGCTGACCTCCGTGCAGTCGATTTCGGCGCGACGGCTCTTCTCGTCGATGTTCCGGATCGCGTTGATGCGGAGCGTCTTGGACCCGATGGTGAGCCGGTGCGTCTCGTTCACGCCGAGCCGCTTGAGCTCAAGCCAGCGGCAGACGACCTGATACGACCGGACGATGGCGACGCCCTGGGCGTACTGGCGCTCGTCCGCGCCGACGTCCCGAAGGTCGCACCGGAACGAGCCGACGAGGTTCCAGCTGTTCGCGTTGTGGCCGAGGTCGTCGGTCGAGGCGATCTCGTAGGCGTTCGCCGTCTGCTGCAGGAGCCCGCCCGAGATCATCGGAACGGCCCCCGCACCGACAGGCTGTCGATTAGGAACTCCAGCGACATCGGCACCATGGTGAGGTTCACCGGCTGCGACGCCTCGGGGTTGTTGTACCAGTGCCCGACAAGCGCGATGAGCGCCTGCTCGGCGTCGGCCGGATCGCTCGCGTGGCCCGCGACGTAGGTCACGGTGATGAGCGTGCCCTCGTACAGCGAGGGCTTCTCGAGGAACCGGATCACGGGCATCTCGTCGCTGTCGTCGACCCAGTAGTCGGTTGCGGGCATCGTCGTGAGGACGTTCGACCCGTCGTAGTAGGTGACGCTCGTCAGCGACGTGTATGGCGCCGCGTTGAGCACGGCGTCCGTCCACTCGCGCAGCTTCATCGTGCGGGTCGCGCTCGAAAGGTACCGCCCCGTCCGCCGCTCGAAGAGCGCGACGGCCGCGGCGATGAGACGGGTCAGCTCGGTGTCATCGTCCGTGTAGGAGATGCGGAGCGCCGTCTTGACTTCCGTGAGCGTGAGGGCCATGGAAAGGGTCGGACGCGGTTTCCCGCGTCAGACCCCGGTTTGGAGGAGATCGCCGTATCAGACCGTGATCGCGGCAAAAGCTGCCGGGAGCATGATCTTGGAATCGGTGCGGGTGTAGACGTACAGGTTCACCTGATGCGTCGCTGCCGCTGAGTACGGGTCGATCATCGAGGTGATCCCGGTGCGGTCGAAAATCTCGAAGTAGTCGAAGTTTCCGACCACCGCCACGAACGCGGTGTTCGTGGTCTCGTCCGACTGCTTCATGTACGCGCTGATGCGGTAGGGAATTCCGTAGATGGTTCCCGGGATGCCCTCGGTCAGCCCGCCGTTCTCGCTCGGCTTCCAGATGTAGTCCGTCGTGTTGACCTTCAGCTTGCGGATCGCCTTGATCATGCTGTCGTGCATAAGCCAGGAGAAACGCGGTCCGCTGCGGTACTGAGGAGAGACCCGGTGAACGCAGTTGATGATCATGTCGCCGGTCAGGTCGTCGTCGGGAGCGTTGCCCGCGCCGCCAGCGCCGATAGTTTCCAGCTGCGTGATGCCTCCCGACTCGTCCGCGATGCCCTGCGGCTCGCTGGAGCCGGTGCCGATCGTGTAGTACTCCTCCTGCTTCAGGGCGATGGAGAGTCCGCACTTGTCGGCGACGTAGTCAAGGCCGCTTCCGATGCCGCCGGTGCCGATGGCGTCCTCGATGAACTCCTGCGACATGGTGACGCGGGTCGCGAACTTGTACGGAGTGACGCTGATGGCAGTGGCGAAAGACGGATCGCTGGCCGAGATCGACGAGCCTTCGCCGACCAGCGCGGTCGTCGGAAGGTTGCCCTCCACGCTGATCGTGCGCTTGCTGTCGATGGTGGTCACGCGGGCGAGCTGCCGGAGCACGTTTGCCTGCTGCAGCTTCTGGACGATGCGGCGCTCCATGTCGGTCGGAATCGCGGCGTTGCTCGACGAGGTCGAGAGCGCGCGCATCTCCATCGGATTGCCGGACAGCACGGCGGACATCCACCGCTGCGCGTATTCCTTCGAGTCGCGGTCCTCGACGCCGGAGATGGCGGGAAGCTTCGCGCGGAGGGTCGGCTCGGCGAGGCGGGCCTCGAGCTCGCGCACGCGGTCCTCTGCGGCCTTGCGCATGGCGTACTGCGCCTGGATGGTGCGCTCGACCGCGTCGAGGTCGGCATCCATCTTCGCGAACTTCTCGCGCTCCTCGCCGGAGCCGAGGTTGTCGACGGTCTGTCCGGGGCGGCCGGTGCGGCGCTCGTACGCGTCGACCGACTTCCGGTACTCGTGGGCGATGCCCTGCAGCCTGTTCAGCTCATCCATCTCTTCAGCCTTTCGTTGTGGAGTTCCAGCCGCTTCCGCGCGGCTTCCATGGCAGCCGCGTCAACGCGACGCAGGCTGGAATTGGTCTGTGGATACGCGGCGTCCTGCACCACGCTGATCTCGACGAGCTTCGCCCGCTTCACCAGCCGCTCGGTGCGCGACTTGTTCCACGAGTCCTCCTCGACGAAGAACCCGAACGACATCTCGCCGGACAGGTCCCCGCGTTCGAGCAGCACGCGCACGTCGTTGCCGAGCGTGGTGTCGGGCAGCTGCGCGTCGAATGCGAGGCCCTGACGGTCCGACCGCAGCGACAGCGTGCCCGAGCGCGTCCGCGCGAGCGGCATGGAGGTGTCGTGGTTGTAGTAGAGCTTGACGTCCCCTGCCGAGCGGAGCGTCTCGTTGAACGCGCCCGGCGCGATCCGCTCGACGAACGTGCGGCCGTAGTCGGCGATCTCGCGGCTGTCCTGGTTGTAGACCGCGGCGTATCCGGACAGGTTCCGGCCGGTGACCGTGTTCTCGCTGCGGATCGAGCGGCGCTCAAAAGTCATTCGGCGTCCCCTCCTGCTCGCTCGTGTCGGTGCCAATGTTGGTCTGCCCGCCGCCGGTGCCGACGTTGAGCGCGAGCGTCGGCTCATCGAGGCCGGGCAGCGGCGGAAGGTCGAGCTTCGCGCGCGCCTCGTTGCGGGTCAGGAACCCGGCCTCCACGCCGGTGCGGAGCGCGGCCATCTGCTCGGCGATGCCGGGCCGGATCAGCGCGTCAAGGTCCCACGTCATCGAGTCGAACGGGCTCGCGAGCTTCAGGAGCACCTCGACCTGCCACGCGTGCAGCCAGTGCTGCAGGCAGGCGTCGACGTACATGCGCGATAGCCACTCCATCGTGCCGTATCCGGCGCCCGACTCGCCCGAGAGCATGGAGACGGGCACGCCGTAGATGCGCGACACCTCCTGCACCGAGAAGTTCCGCGCCTCGCCGAGCCCGGTGTCGTCGAGCGTGCTCGAGATCCGCTCGACCTTCATGCCCTCGGCGAGCACGAGCGGGCGCCCCGTGTTGATGCTGCCCGCGTGCCGCGCCTCGTAGTCGGCCATGATCTTCTGCATGGCCTCAGGGCTGAGCCGGCCCGGATGCACGAGCGCGATCTTCGGGTTTCCGGCGTTCGTGTACGCCTTGAGCGCCATCTGCTCCTGCGCCGCCATCACGCTCATCGCGGTGCGGCACAGGCGCACGGGGCTCTCGCCCCACAGGCCGTTGGTGCCAGGCGCACGGATGTGCAGCATGTCCTGCAGCTGGATGGTGCCGTACGCGCTCGTCCGGTACACCGGACGGTCCCCGGTGAGGTCGAGCGACGTCGACTCCGGGTCGAGCATGATGAGCTCAAGCAGCTCGCCGCCGCGCGTTCGGTTGATCGCCGCAAAGGCGTTTCCCCACAGGCACGCCTGAAGGGTCATGGCCCGCCTGAACTCGTACGCACTCGTCAGCGTCGAGGGAGAACGCCACAGGGAGTCCGCCGCCGACGAGGAAACGGTCGAGCTCAGACGGGCCACGTCCGAGGAGATCAGCGTCACCGCCCGGTACACGGGCGTGTAGCGCAGCGCCGTCAGCGGCGTGAGCGTCGGCACCGCGCCCGACTCCGCGTCGATCAGCGTAGTGGCCGACCATGGCCCCACGAACATCCGCTGTAGAAGGCGCTGCAGCATGCAGCGCATCATCGGCCGAGCGTCAAGAACCTAGTGGCGCTGAATCGCGGTTTACATGCTCTCGTAGACGCTGCGCGACTGACCGCCCCACGAATGGATCGCCATGACACCGGCGACCAGCGGGTCGATGATCCTTGAGTTGCTTTCCTTGGTCAGCCGGATGTTCCCGAGATGGTCGCGCTTCGCGACGGCGGTACGGCAAGCCGCCCGCATGATCGGATCGTGACCGCACAGAATCTTCCGACCCGCCCACAGCTGCTGCCACAGCTGGCAGCCCGGGCCGAAGGTCGAGATTCCCATGCTGTACGCCTGCATCGGCGCGCGGTCCTCGTCCAGGCGCTGCACGAGGTAGGACGAGTTCCACTGGTCGAAGGCGATCTGCTGGACGTCGAACTCCTGCTGCAGCATCTGGATTCGCTGCCGGATCGCCTCGTAGTCGACCTCCCGGTCGGGCGTCAGCTCGATACGGCCCTCCGCCGCCCACAGGCGCACCGGCAGCCGGTAGTCCATCTCCCTCTGCGCCACGTCGGCCTTCGGCCACCAGTAGTGCCCGCGCATCGCGACCCGGCCGTCGTCGAGCGGAACGGCCACGACAAGCGCAGACATGTCGAGCGTCTTCGACAGGTCGAGCCCGCACCATGCCGGGCGGCCGCGCAGCGCCTCCCAGTCGATGGGCTCGTGCTCCGGCCACAGCGCCATGTCGAGCCAGCCGCCGCTGTTCTCGCTCATCCGCGCCGCGTGATACCGGCAGAACTCCGACCGGGTCACCGGGTTCTGACGCATCGAGTTCCACGATTGCCGCAGGCTCTTCAGGTCCGGCTGACCGTACGCCATGCCCGGATTCGCCTTGATCCAGCACTCGTCGTCCTCAAGCTGGTCGCTCGGGTCGATCCCGTACAGCATCGGCATGACGGTCTCGTTCTCCGATTCCCCCCGCAGGATCGCCTCGGCCTCGGCGATCTTCTCGCCGTAGATGTTGTCGGGCTGCGACCCCGGCGTCGAGATGATCACGCCGAGCGATTCCTTGCGCTTCGCGCCGGTGCTCAGGAGCTTCACGAGGTAGCGGCCCTTGAACTCGGCCGCCTCGTCGGCGATCCACAGCGACGGGTTCAGGCCGTCGAGCGACTGACCGCGCGCCGCCAGCACGTTGAACTCGCAGTCGGCTTCCTCCCGGACGATGCAGTCGAACTTGCACTTGATGTCGTCGCGCTTCAGCCGCTCGGCCATCGTCTGCGCGGTCTCCAGACAGATGCCCGCCTGCCGCTCGCTGTTCGCGATGACATGCACTCGGCGCCCCTCGCCCTGGACGAGGTCCCACAGGGCGAGTCCGGCCATCAAGGTCGTCTTGCCGTTGCCTCGGGCGACCTGAAGAATCCCGAGCTTGACGCGCCTGCGGCCGTCCTCCGTCCACCGCCAGCCCCACAGGTTGGCGAGCGCCCAGAGCTGCCAGTCGGAGAGGCTGAACGGCTTGCCGCTGTCGTCGCCGACAAGCGTCAGGCTGTCGAAGAAGTCCGACATCCGCTCGACCTCGTCCCAGTCCATGTAGAACTCAGACCGTCCGAGGTCGCGCTCGAACCGCTGGCACGCGGCGAAGATCAGACCCCCAACCGGAATCTGGGACTCCAGCACTCCGGTGACGTAGCGGGCGATGCGATCTCGGGCAGCCATGTCTGTTTTCTTCCGAGT